CAGTCTTTTTGAACTGTCCATGACAAGATCGTCCTCCACCTTGAAGGAATCCTCGTCCTCCATCCACGTAATGACGCCATCACTTGTTTCACCGTCAAATTTTAGGGAATAGTCAACGCCTGCCGCACCGGCTCCAAGAATCAAGTCATTGCTTGCGTCAAGAAAACTTACCTTGCTTGCCGGCAGGGTGCAAAATACGTCCTTCGTTCCGGCGCTGAAATCAACAGCGGAATCGCTGTTCGAGCTTGAAATGACCGTTGTTCTTGCCAGTGTGTCGGTTGAAGCGTCGGTTACGGTTCCAAGACCGGTCTCCCATTCATCCTCACTACGGTGTGCGATGGAGTAATATGTCGTGTTTCCGTCTCCGATTCCCGCAACGAATGTCTCGAATCCCGAGACGGCGCCGCCCAGATTAAGAGTGCCGGTTCCGGTAGTTGTCGAGGTTTCCTTGACTCTGTCATTTAGCTTTAGTGCCATTGAAATCCCCTACGCTAGTCTTAGAATAGCATTGCTTGAATCTGCCGCCGGAAATGAAATTGTAAACGTGCCGCTTGTTGACGTTTTGTCACCACCAAAGTCCAGAACAGCCACAGCCTTGTTAGAATTGCTGCTGTTGTAAATTAACGCTCCTCTTGCCGTTATTGTCGCTGATGTAAAAGATATATCGGAAAAATCACAAAGAGCGGTTGTTCCGCTTGTTGTCGGTGTTACGCTTGTCAGTGATCCACCACCAGCCGTGTATGTTCCTGAATCGGAAACCTCGTTTGAGCTGGAATAAGCGGTTGTTGAAGCGCTTAAAGAGGCCGAACTTGAATACAGCGCAAGTTTAAACGTATCTCCTGTCGTGGCCGTAAAATCATGCCCTTCAACAAGAATTTCCTGTTTAAAGCTTGTACATACAGCTTGGGTTATTGCCATGTCTTATCCTCCCATGGATTTCTGTTGTGTTTGCATTCCTGGTACTTTTAGTTCCCCATGCATGTACTCATCTCTTCGGTGTCTTCCTTGCTGTTCAATCACCAATTCCTGCATGGAACGTTGGTATGACTGTTCATACAATTGCAGCATTTCAGCTGGGCCCTTCAAGAATTTGAAGGCTTCCGAAAGGCATCCATAAAGCAATGCCATTGAAGCATTGTTCCCCAACCAAGAAGTTGTGTTGGAACTGGACAGTCTTGTCGGTAGTCTGGTAATTCCTATTTCCACATTATACGCCGCATCTGGCGTAGGAGCAAGGTAAATTGTGTCTTCGTCCCACCAGGACCAGTATTTCGGTGTTCCAGTGGATGTTCGTGTCGGCCAGTATTCATTCATGAAACTGACGTCCCTCTGTTCCAGGAATGTCCTTGTTGCCGTTCCCGAAGCGGGATAAATATGAACCGTTCTTATAGTGGCCAATGAAGTTGGACTAGCCAATGATCCACCAGGCAAGGACAGAAAAGAATTGTCAGCCGTCAAGGTAGAACTCTGGTGTGACTTGAATACGTCCAGGTCAGCTTCCCTTAATATTCTGTTCTCTGTATGTTCTATAAAGTCGTCCGTTATTGTGGATGTCAGAACATCAGTGCTTGTTTCCGTATAGTTTAAAATCTGTGTTGTTAATTCCGCGTATGTTGTCATTATGCACTCAATGTTGCCGGTCCGGCAGAAACATATCCACCCCCGCCATTTCCTGTTGATCCCGCAGATGTTGAAACCGCAAAGGTATAAAAATCATCATCCGTTTTTGTGATGCTGTATCCATCGGAATCCTCCAGTTCATCTATGTCAGTTCCGAATATATTTCCCCTGACATCCCTGAACCTTACGGTGTCACTGCTTGACCGTCCGTGGTCAGGCTCAAATACCGATATTGTTGCGCTGCTTGCCGTAAACCTAAAGGGATTTAGAGGCAATAATGTAGCTATAGTGCTTTCACCCCTGTCCGTTCTGGTATATTGCAATGCTTCCTTGTCAGCAGAATGCTTACGGGGATGGTCCTGCGCTGTTTTTGGTTCGTATTCACTCTTGTGAACACGTGCGCCGTTCCATTCCTTTATCATTTCCTTGTAGGGAAACGACATTCCGCTGCGATCCGATATGGATTGTGCGTATTTTCCTCTAGCGTACGCCATTTATTCTACCATTTAGAATCTTTTGATCCGGACCAGTGATATTTTCCACCTTTAGTGGCCGCACCCATGCTTTGCATGGTTCCGGAAACATTTCCTTTGGACAGTGAAACAGATTTTACTTTTTCCTTAACCTTAGCTTCAGAAATAGAATTGGTACCTCTATCACTCCAGTTTCCCTTTACTCCGCCTTTGGAACTTCTTCCGGCGTTGGTATCTTTATTCCAGTTTGGATTGCTCATTTTTCCTCCTTTTTACATTCGCAGTCTGTGCATTGACAATTGTCTTTACAATCACAATCACAACCGCATTTTTCACATTTAACCATATTACCTCCTATGGTATGTAAGCTTGCGCCGGTTCAACCCTGAATGACGTTCGTTCACGGTCATTTTCGGCAGCGCGTTTAAATTCCTCATCATACACAGCTTTTAAGTTTGCACTTAGCATTGGTGCCCTCTTTAAGCTTATATAGTAAGCCAAACCCGCAGTCAAACACGGAAGAAAATAAAATGGAACATCGGCGTTATTAACGTAATCACCGGCGTCCTGTATTCTTCCAATATAAAAATACTTGAAAATGTAAGCCTTATTTGGACTTGGATACAGAAAAAGGGTCATGTCATACTGTGGCCTTCCACTGGCAGAAGAACCGCCAGTTGTAACCGTTCCAGGAATCAAGGCCCATTGTGTAGGTCTTGCGTCCCCAGTTGATGATTTCTCCTTTCTGGTAAGATTCATGAATTCTTCCCGTGAAATCCTCGCGACAGAAACATCAGTGGTACTGCTGTCGCCTTCCAGGTTTGCGGTCGCTCCAGTTGTGGTTGTGATTGTCGCGTCCAGAATGTCAACGACCTTTTGGTCAACACCGTAGAAGTTTGTTCCGGCTGTCAGTGTTTGCGTGCCATAGGCAACGGTCCATAGATTCAATCCACGGTTCGCCCATTCCGCAAACATAAGGTTAAGGGATCTTTTTGCTGTCTTTAGATCATAGCCACTTCGCGCTTCCAGTTGGCAACGCTCCAGTGCTTCCTCTATAATTTCATCTATTGAGAGATTAAAGGTTTGTGTGCCTGAATAAGCCATTTAAACCCCCTAGAATGTTTTTCTTAACTGTAATACAATCGTGTAATGATCATGATTTGTATGACCATGAGTTGTTAAGTCAATATCACCATTAATACCACCGCCAGCATTATTTTTAAGACCACCAAATGATCTAAAATCCATATGCCCATTGACATTTCCTGCTGCTGCACTTCCGCCTAGAACTGCTGCAACAACATTCGAAGTTGCATTCCATTCTAAAGCTACACGCATACCACCAATATCATACCATATTTGGTCAATATGAACTCGTGAACATGCTGTGCCATCTGATGCTGAAGTTAAAGCTGATACATCAACTTTTGCAACTGAACTTTCTCCAGTACCATCTGATATGTTTGTGAATTTTACGACAGCGATTCTATCGCCATCTGATAGTGTTTGACTTGTTACTGCGTCTGCCATTTTTTCCTCCTATTGGAGAGAGGGGGTTTTCACCCCCGCTCCATTAAAGTTTATTATTCGTATACGTTTCTACTACAAGCAACGTAATGTACGTTTACCGCTTCTGCTGCGCCATCGCCTGCTTCAATACCAACGTATGGAATTAAATCAATATCATCAGTTAAAGCCGCAGATTTAGTAGCTGCAACACCTGGTTGAACTGCTGTTACTGCTGTTCCACCTGTGCTTCCTGACGTGCCAGTAAGATTATACTGCACACCATTAACAAAAACAGTAGCTTTTCTATCACTATCTATTTCAATTTTCAAGTGATAAGGTGTATTAGCTGCAACTGCAATTGGAAGTCTACTAATATAATCAGTATCCGCGATACTATGCACTACGTGCCAGTTAGCGAAAGTAGTAAATGCCTCACTATTAGTAGCATCTGTTTGGAACTTAAAGAATATTTGGTTAGCATCAGTTGCAACTAATTGATCATTAGTTAACTTTAAGCCAGCCCAAACTTTTTGGTTATCAAGTGCTGGTAGCATAATTGATGTTTCAAAACTAACAGAGTTTTCTGTTCCCCATAAAGTTCCTGCCCATGCTGTCGCCGCAGTATCTAAGTGAGGTGTTAAGATTGCTTGGTCTTCGTCTGCACCTGCTGTTGTTGCTAAAACTCCTGCTGAAGTTGTAGCAAATGTACATAATGCAGTTGTCATATTAGTTCCAAGAGCTTCCCAGTTTCTATTCAACGCACGTTGAACTTCAACTGTTGATACTTGGTCAATATTTGCATTAAGACCTGGTCTTTGTAAAAACCATTCTTCTAAATAAACTCTTCTAGCATCCATCGCTGGATCACTTATAGTTCTATCATGTTCAACACCTGTTGAAGCAGTAGTACTATATAATTTATAATTATTTTTGGATCTTACTGGACCCACAAAGCTAGTATTAGCCATAATTTTCTCCTTGGTTATATAAACCTTTCGTCATGTAGTCTTTATACCGTCTGCCTAGCCAGTCTACATAACTAATTAATGCTAGGGTATAAGTGGGGGAAATTATTTCCCCCACTTAAATTAATTAAGCTCCTGGAGAGCCAAATATTCCGCGCCAGTCAGACCAGCCGAAGCTGTATCTTTCTCTTGCTTTATATCTAACGTTTCCAGTATCGAAGTCGCCTTCCATAGCAGTTCTAATAGGAGCCCTAGTGAACATTTTCAGTCCATTAGGAGCGTCTGTTTTCAAGAACCAAGCATCAGTATCAGTTAAGAAATTGTTAACCACATAACCTTGTGGAACCATTCCCATTGATTTGATTGCGTTGATATCATTGTCAGCAGTTCCTACTCTACCTGCAGATTTCATCAACCTTTCAGCTGTAAATTGAAGATTTACAGGAATGATCATTTTCATTCCACGAAGAGCAATTTTCATTCC